TTCCTCTTTCCACTTTCTCCATACCACCTTACCCTCTTCTTCCTTTCTCCAAGGACCATGGCCTCGGAAGAACTTTGAGTTAAGAAATGCAAAATTCTTAGCTAAATAATTCTTTCCGGCACTCATGACGAATCCCACAGAACCTATACACTCTTTCCACAACTCGAAATTTCCTTTCTCCATAAGACTTAAATTGTCGTCTCCATTTATTAAAATGGGGACTTCATGAAATTTAAGCTGGCGCCCGAGTACTCTCTCATGGAAGTACATATTGACGGCGAAGTTCATGATACACAAGATAGGAAATGAGAATAAACTTCCCATTAACTGACCCTGTGCCTGTTTCTTCGAAAATATCTTGAAAACAGTGCTCCCTCTCACTTCCTCTGTCTCTATAAATCCCATTTTCCTGTACTCCTCTTGCAACTCCATTTCCTCGTCCGCGACAAGTGAAGCTCTGATTGTCGTTTCACACATATTCGTCTCGACTAACCGTCGTACCCAAGGATCTTCGAATAATTCATTACAAATTAATCGAGAAGCCCAAGTATACGTTGTGTTAGTTGCAGCAGCAAAATCGCCTGAGTTCAGAAATAAATTATGTTCTGAACCGATTTTACCGTAAAGACATTTATAGGTCTCGAAATGTCTTTCTGTCAACCACTGAATATGTTGGACTCCCATCTTCTCTCCAATTAGTTTAAATTGGGGAATCCTCTTCAATCTCTTCCACATGGCTTGTTGAATATCATGCCAACATCCGTTGAGAGCAAAAACTCCCTTCGTAATTGGCCTGACTTTCAAAGGCTCCTTGATCCCCACCATGTATACTGAATTATAATCAGATACTAACCTCACCACGCCACAGATTTGGCCCTCGTGCTCTCCTTTCAAGAACTTGCTAAGGGAGATGATCTCAATTTGGAAGAGATCAACTTGGGTAAAGCCATTAATCTTGTTTACTAGATTCTGCGCTTCTAAAACAGAGCGATCAAACTCTACATAATTCAAATATGATTTGTAGTATTGAAAACACTCAGAAACCAGAGATCTTAACAAAATGGCACCTTGTTCAGCACCGGCGCGTTCTTCCGACTCGTACACACATTTACCGGAATTGTAAATGTTTTCCTGCCGTCGAACGTACGG